GAGTCTCACCATGAGGCTCACGCCCTCTCGGTCAGGGTGGAATCTATTTTTGATTTGGTAGAAAAACACACCGGCATTCATTGGACAGATATGGTCGGACCATCAAAAAAGGGGCATATCGTCAAGGCAAGGCATCTCGTGGCGTACCTACTATCCCGACATATAAAAGGTCCCAGCTTAGAGCAAAAAGGCAGGATTATCAATCGCCACTATGCGACGATGATTCACGGATCTCGAAGCATTGAAAACCAAGCACAATTCGACCAAAGATTCAAAAAGGAATTGCAGTCTATTGAGGACGCCTTGACGTCATCGGATATTCACTTAGAAGCGGAGCGCAAAACGACGCTGAGCAGCTTCTTGATGACCAAGGAGCAGCTGCAAAAGATTCACAATCTGGGCGCCAATGGCCAGACCTTTCTTCATTCGTTAATTTTAGTATTGAAATCATGAGAATAGAGGTGAACTTAACGCCACAGACTATCTGCCTATTTTTGGCTTTGTCTCGGGTTAGCAAATTGGAAAATGACAATATGGGTAATCTATGGCAGGTATGGGGCTGGGCGATCAACATCTTGTTTTTTGAGGTGCTATTTTGGACTGATGTGGATTTGGTGGATTCTGATTTGTGATGACTCTTATTATGTTTAGAACCAATTTGAGATTAACACCAAAAAACGATATTGTCTGAAAAATAAAACTAAAGACGAGAATGAAACACGGATCACTTTTTAGTGGTATAGGCGGTTTTGACTTAGCTGCCGAATGGATGGGATGGGAAAATATTTTCCATTGCGAATGGAACGAATTTGGGCAAAGAATTTTGAAGCATTATTGGCCAAATGCTGATAGTTTACACGATATAAGAAAAACAGATTTTACAAAATATGAAGGATCAATTAACATTATTTCAGGGGGATTTCCCTGTCAACCCTACAGCTCCGCAGGAAAGCGATTGGGAAAAGAAGATGAACGCCACTTATGGCCAGAAATGCTTAGAGCAATTCGAGAGATTAAGCCAACCTGGGTTGTGGGCGAAAATGTTCGCGGGCTTGTTAATTGGAATGGAGGATTGGTATTCGATGAGGTGCAGTCTGACTTGGAAGCTGAAGGGTACGAAGTCCAACCGTTTTTACTTCCAGCTGCTGCCGTCAACGCTCCCCATAGAAGAGATCGAGTCTGGTTTGTTGCTTGGAACGCCAAGGGCGCAAGAGAGGGCGAGGAGCGAGAAGTTCAGAGAGGGCAGAACACCTTCACCCATAGAGTACGCAGAACAATACAGCGCAATGCTACCGACACCAATAGCAGGGGACTGGAAGGGTCAACTAAGGTCGGACGGAACAGCATCGATGTTGAGTGGAAAAGCGAGTTTGGGAATGCTTCCGACACCAGTAGCATCGGACGCAACAACTGGGACCATAATAGGGAAGAACGACACATTCAGAGAAACATCAACTGGGATGCCTCGCAAAGTGAATCAGAATGGAACGGATGGAAGCGTGGGATTGGCGAGATTGGGGAAATTGGGAATGCTACCGACACCGACAGCGCAAATAATAAAGCACAGTCACAAAAAAGAATATTGGGACAAGCGCATAGAGAATGGAAGGCAGCAAGATTTATCAATGATAGTACATGGACACAATGGGCTAACTTCCCAACTAAATCCCCTATTTGTGGAGGAGATGATGGGATTCCCAGAAAACTGGACTCTATTACCTTTTCTAAATGGCGAAACGAATCTATCAAAGGCTACGGAAACGCTATAGTGCCACAAGTGGCATTGCAGATATTTAAAGCCATAGAGCAATATGAAAATATAAAAAGGGGAAAGGATAATAACTAACAATTTAATGGGCGGCTGGCAAAGCCCTTAGATTTTTGTTAGCGGTTAAATTGACAACCTTTCCCTTTTTTTTACTTTAGCATACACAATGAAACAACAAATGGCAAACATTACTCAAGAGCAAGAAGGCGTGGAAAGTTTTAACAACTGGATAGAAGAATTAGAAGAAAGCAAGCAGCCAGAAGCTTGTAACATTGATGATCCTAACTGCGAAAATTGCGGTAGTTGAAAAGCGAAGAATCAATATTGCAACAGACTTGCGTAAAGTGGTTTAGATATGAGTACCCACAGCATCAACGCTTTTTAGTGGGCATTCCTAATGAGGGGCAAAGAACACCTAAGAACGGCGCAAGAATGAAAGCGCAAGGAATGATAGCTGGGATTTCAGATTTAATACTTTTTGATCCAGAATCAGTACAAATGCCTATATTCTTAGAATGCAAAACGCAAAAAGGTAGGCAAAGCCAAAGCCAAAAGGAATTTGAAGCAGAATATACCGAGGCTGGATATAAGTATTATATCTTTCGCAGCTTTGATGAATTTAGAGAATTAGTAAATAACTACTTGCAATGATAATACTATCCGACCCAGGCTGCGAAATAGAACACATCACCCAGCAAACAGAAATAGAACAACCTGACTAATGAGAATGCTCTGCCCTATGTGTGATGGTGAAGGAATGCTAAAAACAACCTACAAGAAAACCAATACCTACGGCATAGAAATAAGATTAGATACTTACGAGCCTTGCCCCCTTTGCATAGCCAGCGGAGAAGTGCAAGTAATAGATGCAAAATATGACTAATCATCAACTTTGGAATCGCATCTACAAAGCCATTTATAAGCTTACCGGATGCCGAGATATGGCGCACAAAGAAGCCAACAGAAGGCTATTAAAGCATAATTAATACCTTTGCATAAGTAACAAGCTAACAACTATGCCATTACCAACGCCAAATGTAGAGGAAAGCCAAGAGGACTTTATGAGCCGATGTATGGCAGATGGCATTATGAATGTTGAATTTCCAGATGCAGAGCAACGCTACGCCGTTTGTATAACTCAATACACCGAAAAGATAGTTGAAGACTTTAGAGAAAGATTACAATGAAAGAAAGAGGAAGGCCTAAAGCAAGCATAAAAGAACTGCCTGATAATTGGCAAGATGAAGTATTAAAACTATATGCTGAAGGTGCTTCAGATGTGGAAATTAAAGCCCTAATTTATCAATGGCGTGGCAGTTTTTCTAATGATCTTTGGGATCGATGGATGGATGAAGAGCCAATTTTTTCGGAAACCATAAAAGTTGGAAAACTGTTTTCTCAGCAATGGTGGGAGAAGAAAGGCCGCAAGAATCTTGAGAATAAAGACTTTAACTATACCGGCTGGTTTATGAACATCAAGAATCGCTTTTACAATGATTGGCGAGATAGAAAAGATTTAGACCATACCACCAAAGGCGATAAAGTAAGCATACCAGTAATATCCTTCTTCGATACTGAAGAAAGTGAAGATTAATAGAAAATATCTTCCGTTAATTAAAAACAAAACACGCTACTTCATAATTACTGGGGGGCGTGGATCTGCCAAGTCTTTTTCTGTAAACGTATTCTTAGCCTTGATGACTTACGAGGTAGGTCACCGCATACTATTTACACGCTACACAATGGCCAGCGCGCATAAGTCTATTATTCCAGAATTATTGGAAAAGATAGACCTAATGCAAAAACACCCCGATTTCGATGTAAATAGAAACGAAATAAAAAACGTAGTTACCGATTCCAGCATTATATTTTCTGGAATTAAGACCAGTTCCGGCAACCAAACCGCCAACCTAAAATCTTTGCAAGGTATTACTACCTGGGTATTAGATGAGGCCGAGGAAATGACAGATGAAGAAACATTTGATACCATTGACCTATCGGTGCGTAATAAGCAGATGCAGAACCGCATCATACTTATTATGAACCCAGCGAGCAAAGAGCATTGGGTGTACAAGCGTTTTTTTGAGCAAGCAGGCGTGCAACCTGGTTTTAATGGTGTGAAAAATGATATTACCTACATACACACCGACTACCGAGATAATAAAGAGCATTTGGCAGATAGCTACCTAAGGCAGATAGCAGAAATAAAAAGACTAAACCCGGCAAAGTATCAGCATAAGATATTAGGAAGCTGGATGGACAAAGCGGAAGGTGTAATCTTTGAAAACTGGGAATTAGGAGAGTTTGATAATAGCTTGCCGTTTATCTTTGGTCAAGACTTTGGGTATAGTGTAGATCCTACAACGCTAATAAAAGTAGCCATAGACGAAAAGCGCAAAATAATATACCTCCAAGAATTGCTATACCGCACAGGCCTAAGTACCGATATGATAGCCTTTGAGAATAAACAAAAGGCAAAAGATGG